TAATATCTTGACCAGCACTACCATTAGTCGTTGCAGATAATGTAATACCTTTTTTTGCATTATATTTTGAAGTTGCTAGATAAAAATTGTCATCATCAATCCTAATTGCATACCATTCTGTATTCTGTGCAAATGCAACAGGTGTGCCATCTACATCAAATACACATTGAGTTGTTTGATCATTAGTCTTAACTCTAATTTTATATCCAGTAGATAGATCATGACTGTTGACATTTATTATTGTTCCTGTTGCATCACCAATAATATTTGTTGCAGTAATAATTACATCTTCTGTTTCACCAATACCACCAACGTTACCAAATGTAGATAAAGTTGGATCAGTAATAACATAATCTACAACACCATGACTGTGAAATAGTGGTGTTCCTCCATTTGGTAAGAAGAAATTAACTTGTCCTGAGCTATCTTTGTAACTTGCAAGACAACTATCAACGGCAAATCCAGAACCTTCAAATGCTCCTGCTAGTGGTGCTTGTGATGTCATAATAGCATGATCATGTTCGGGAACTGAGGATATCATTTTTTCTTGTAGAGGACCTATTTGTATTTCAACCTCACCAGTCAAAGTTCCGCCAACAAATTCAGTTATATTTGGATATCCACTAATAACAATATTTCCAATATCAAATAATGCTTCCTGTTGTGTTTTGTCAAAGAACCATCTACCACCTACTGCACCAACAGTAGAGATAACATTACCAGAAACAGGAGATCCACCACCACTGACACCGCCACCAGCACCAACTAATTTTCTAGCTTTATAGTCAGGAACATTAAATGTAAGAGATGAAGATTGTCCAAAATCTTCTGGATTAAATGTTCCAGTAAGTCCACCATACTTATTTTCAATAACTTGATATAATAATGGAAAATCTTGTGCATTATATTCAGATCCATCACAATATAACCAACCTTCGTACTGCATGGCTGGATCAGTACCAGTTGTATTAGATGTAGTAACAATCTCAACTCTTGCTGTTCCACTGCTACCTGGTTGAGAAATATAAACTACATCACCATCAGCATATCCGTAACCTGGTTTTTTAATAGTGACAAAATTAACACTACCGTTTAAATTTGCTGCTATACCAACAGTAAGTCCAAATCCAGTGCTTGATGCCACGCCGACTGTCCCGTTAGAACCAACATCAGTAATATTATAATATTTTCCTGCAACAATATCTCCATTACTTCTAGAAAATTTAATAGTATTTGAGTCAACAACATCAACTAAAAATGTAAATCCTTTATCAAGACTAACGCCACCAATACCACCTGTTGCTAATACTGGTGTTGCTGATGCATTAGTGCCACCTCCACCAATCAATGTAATAACAGGGAATTGATATCCAGTACCACCATTAATAACATTTATTGCAGTTACGGTTCCTGTAGTAGAATCAAATTGTGCCTGAAATGTACCACCAGTAACAGGACCACTACCATTATCAGTTACTTGCACTAATGGTGCTGATGTGTAGTTACTACCAACATTATTCATAGTAATAGATTGAATAGATCCTCCCAATTTACATTGGTTTGGAACTTGATCTGTTGTAATAACTGTTAGCTTGTCACCCTCAACAAAAGGATGATTAGGGATACTAATATTATCTGTCCCTACTTGAAATGCTGTTGCTGGGATATCATAAGTTATTGGAGTTGTAGGATATCCAGAAATTGTTCCTAAATCAGTTACATATCCAGTACCACCACCAGCACCAGAAACAACTGATCCTAAATTTAATACAACGCCATTATCTGTGACCTTATCATCAGTTGCCTTAAAAATAGGCACGATAGAACCAATTGGTAACGTAGAATTACCAAAGGTTGCTTTGTCTGTAAGAAAATTAGAACGTATGTTTCTTGACATTTCAGGTCTTAATTAGGTAATCCACCATAACAAAAGGAGAGATTAGATTATCAATTTTTGTATCGGTCTCTGCTTGAATAGAAATAGAAGCACTCATTCCATCAACAGCAATAAACGTCTCTGGTATATTTATTTCATAGTTGGTAAGTCCAGTTGTGTAATTAATAGTATGAGTATGAGTTGTAGGATCTGAATCATAATTAAATGGTTCTGTGCTCTCAATGATGTTTGAAACCTGAGGATATGCAACATTTTGATTACTAGCAACTTGAGTATCTACTGGTAACATTTGATGTAAAGATGAATTATGAACATATGCTGCACCAGCTGATGCATCACTTCCAAAAGATGTAGTAGAAACTCTGAAACTAATTCCTCCGCTACCACTAGAAGGTGCACCACTAATATTTTTTCCTCCAATATCAGGAAAAGTTAAAACATCACCTGCTAGATAATTAGTTCCGCCATCAACTATGGATGAAACTTTATATCTTGTATTAGTTGGATTACCACCAGCACCTGGCCACGCCTCAAACCGACATAAAACTCTAAATCCACTTCCATTACCACCAACTAAATTAACTTCACTTTGAGCAAAATCAGATAAGTCACTCCATACGCCAGAACCATAGCTGGTGTACGCCCATTGCCCAAAACCTTTACTATAGTATCCTGCTCCAATATAACTATCTAAATTATCAAGACTTTCATATAGTTCAAATGATTGAACAACACCACCAGGACTGGATGCAGATTGAGGAATATCATCACTACCAACTCCAGTAGCACCTGAGACATAATTAGCTCCCATACTTACATTACTACTAGCACAAGTCATACCAACTGTAATTAATCCAATTCCAAAAACTGAATAAGTTTGAAAACATTGACCCTCTGGAGTAGCATTAATTGCCATAGTTTTGCCAGTAGGAATCAAACAGCTGTTGATAAAGTTACCACAACTTCCCTTACAAATACCAAAATATTGAAATGTTGCAAAGGTAGAAGAAGGAATGTAAGCACCACTATCCCATACTTCTGATTGTTGATAATGTTTACATGCAGGTTGTCTTGCATCAGGATCTTGAGAATCCGTAGCATCATACCAATTTTCAACACCAATTGTAGATGCGTTGGTAAAATAATTAAGTTCAAATATATCACTACCTTGACGTCTAATAGTTCTACACCTATATGTTGTGGTGTAATGCATATGTGGTAAGAAACCATTTATAGATATAATTTCTTCATCAGGTCTTTTAGGTTTGGTAAAACCAACGTTACCTGTGAGAGGAACAGTTCTAGGAGGAATTCTAAATTGTCCTACCATATCAACAACTGCAACGTTTCCAACGTTAGACGAAACATTAACACCAACACCAGATCTCTCAACAACTTGTCCTGAAGCATTGGTTACTGTATTATCATTAATAACACCTTGATCAGATGCAGAACTAGCTCTGATAAATTTAGATCTTAAATCTGGTACTTGAAATTGTGTATCTAATAAAGTTTGTCCTTCTTGTTTAAATGCACAAGAATCTCCTGTTCCAAGAACTTCTGCAAGTGATGGATATACTGATGAACTATAAATTGCACCATCACATCTTAAATAACCAGAAGGAAGTAGTGATGCACTATTTCCTACGTTAGGATCGTTTACTTCCAACTCTTGAGGAAAAGCAATCAGCGTTCCTGTTGTTGTTCCGATCTTAGTTCTTTCTTTGTTTAAAAAAACTGCCATTTTAGTAAGCTCTGATAATCATTATCACAGTTTGTGACGGAGTTTGATTGTCCATAAGAATATTTAATGCATCTGGTATGTCAGAAACATTAACAGTATAAGATTGTACATTATTTACAGCAATATTTGGCGGAACTCTAAGACCACCAATGTTCATAGAAAGGTCAAAACTGAAGTGGTTGTGTGATGCCACTGTTTGATCTGTAAAATCTTGTCCAACATGACTAAGGTTTGTAGGATATGTTGTACCAACATCTCCGTTATAATAGTTTGGTCTACCAAAAATAGTTGTTGGAGGAGGAAATACGCCCGTAACTTGTCTCAAAGAGTGATCGTATGCTCCAGAAGCTGCTTGGTTGTATGTATCTGAAAATTCACTTGTATACGCACCATGACTAGGAATTGTTCTGTTTAAATTTTGTGCTGGAATTCTATCATCTCCAGGATCAAAAGTTTTTGCTTCATTCGTTAACACCATAGTATTTTCATCATAATATGTCATTCCACCAAATCCATTTGGCCAAGTATCTGCAGTGTCAGGATTTTGTATACCATTTAAGTTTACAGACTCATAATTTGAACCAGAGATACCAGGAGTTGGTGCTTCAAAAACCTGAACATATTTACCATCAGGAATTGCTGTTGTGTATTGTCCTGAGTGCTTGTGACCTGGCGTGTGGTCAATACCTAATTTTCTACCAATAGTATAATATGTCTTAGACCATGTAGGATCATTCAATGTAATACCTTGAATTTTTCCTGCCATTGTGTCAATTGGATCTAATTGAAATTTTAGATCCGTATCAGCACTGTAGATAGTTGGAGGAGTAACACCTGTACCATCATCAGAAATTAAATCTCCAACTACAGATTCAGCATCTGGTTGCCCAAACTGATATTTACTGTCTTGTAAATATGTTTTTTCAAGGTCAACCATTGCCCTACCATTTAAGTTAGGAACTCTAAAAGTATCACCATCATCATAATCAGGAAAATTGCCAACGATTGATGTGTCAGTAGGACCATATGTATTTCCAATCATAGATGCTAATAAAGGAAAATCATTAGCTTCAAAAGTCCTACCATCACAAACAATCCATCCATGAGGTATATTATTAGGAAGATTACCACTACTAGATTGTCCACTCCAAGGCATGATAGTGCCTACTGGAGAAGACTTCATAGTTTTTAGTCTGTTGTAAAATGCCATTATAG